GTATCTAATGGAAACCATTACTATTCAAAAGAAGAATGAAGTCTTCTTAAATATTCAAACTGACCCATCTATTGAAATGGAACTCTCTGAGCATTTCCAATTCTTTGTGCCTGGATATAAATTTATGCCAGCATATCGTAATCGTATGTGGGACGGCAAAATAAGATTATTTGATAGTAGAAAGAAAACATTATACTGCGGACTTCACAAATATTTGCGTGAGTTTTGTGACGTGAGGGATTATAACCTAGAAGTGATAGAATCACCACAATATGGTACACTCGAATCATCCCTCGAGCCTAACCTAGAAGGCTTATTATCAAATCTGTCCCTTTCTGTGAACGGAGTTGATATTATACCTAGACAATATCAATTGGAGGGACTCTCGCACACACTTTCGAAAGAGAAATCCTTACTGTTATCACCAACTGCTTCTGGGAAGAGTTTAATCATATATTTAGCAATAAGATATTACCTAGATGTTTTTGATGGTAACGTTTTGCTTATAGTACCTACGACATCATTGGTCGAGCAAATGTACTCTGATTTTGGAGACTATTCTCGAAAGGATACTTGGTTTCATGAAGAAAACTGTCATAGAATATATTCTGGCCGAGAAAAAATAGGAGTACAACAGAGAGTTATTATATCAACTTGGCAATCAATATATAAACTACCAGCAAATTGGTTTAGTGGTTTTGGTATGGTTATAGGAGATGAGGCACATAACTTTAAAGCAAAATCTCTTACAAGTATATTAGAAAAATGTACAGAAGCTAAATATCGTATTGGTACAACTGGAACATTAGATGGAACACAAACTCATCAGTTAGTATTAGAAGGATTGTTTGGACCAGTATATAAAGTAACTACCACAAAAGAGTTAATGGATAATGACGATCTTGCTCAATTAAATATAGATATATTAATACTTAAATATAAAGAAGAGTATTGCAAACAGATAGTAAAAGAGAAATATCAGCAAGAGTTAGATTTTATTGTAAGGTATGAACCAAGAAATAATTTTATAAGTAATTTAGCGTTAGATCAAAAAGGGAATACTTTAATATTGTTTAATTATGTAGACAAGCATGGTAAACCATTGCATTCATTATTGCAAACAAAGATGCCAGATAAAAGAAAACTCTTTTACGTATCAGGAGAAACAGATGTTGACACAAGAGAATCAGTCCGTGAGATTACCGAGAAAGAGAAAGACGCAATTATCGTTGCAAGTATTGGGACTTTTTCTACTGGTATTAACATTAGGAATTTACACAATATCATCTTTGCTAGCCCAAGTAAAAGCCAAATTAGAGTACTTCAATCGATCGGGAGAGGGTTGAGGAAGAGTGAAGATGGAACAGATACAAAGATATATGATATTGCAGATGACTTACATTGGAAAAATCAAAAGAACTATACATTACAGCATGCAGCTGAAAGGATTAAAATATACTCTAAAGAAAGATTTAACTATAAGATGTACGACGTAAACATATAAATAATAGTATGGAAGGATTAAATATAAGACATTTTAAACTCATAAACGGTGAAGAGATCATCGGATTACTCGCTATTAAGAATGACGATAATTTTATTATTGAAAGACCAGTAAAGATACATCCAAATCTTCTTGGTGGTGTTCAATTCTCAGCATGGTTTCCATTCTCAGATAGCAAACAATTTAAAGTACTTAAGAATAATATTTTACAGCATGTACCAATAGCAGAGACTATAAAAGATACATATGTTAATTTTGCTCTTAAGATGGATAAACCCATCAGCCCACCTGATACTCGAACTGATGAAGAACTCTTACAAGAGTACGAAGACAGTTTGAATGGAACAGTTGATGATATGATACCTGATGCGAAGAGGACAATACATTAATTCTATACCTCTACCGCTCCGGGTGATAATATATTATACCATAAAAACAGGCATTTGTAAACGACTTTAGTGAAAATAATTAAAATAAATTAATCGTTTACATTTCACCAAAAGTATGGTATAATAATACATTATGGAGAAAATATATGGCTCAAATTAAACCAAAAGATAAACCTCATTACGTCAATAACAGAGAATTCTCTGAAGCCGTTATGGATTATGCTGTAGAAGCGCATGAGTGTAGAAAAGCTGATAAGCCAGTACCTATAGTTCCTGATTATATAGCAAAATGCTTTATTCGAATCTCAGAAGGACTGTCTCACAGACCGAACTTCGTGAGGTACACTTATCGTGAAGAAATGGTAATGGATGCTGTTGAAAACTGTTTAAGAGCAATCGGTAATTATAATATCGAAACTGCTACAAGAACAGGTAAGCCTAACGCATTTAGTTACTTTACTCAAATATGTTATTTTGCATTTATTCGTAGAATAACCAAAGAAAAGAAACAACAAGATATCAAGTTTAAGTTCATCGAAAAGATGGGTATTGAAGACTTTGTTGCTATGGGTATGGATAACGAAGGTGCAGAAGAAACAATGGCTTATGTTGATACGTTAAGACAAAGGATTGGTACTATACGTACTAAAGATGAAGCTATTAAGCAATTTGCCAAAGAGGAGAAAAAACGAGAGAAAGAAAAGCTCGAGTTATTCATGTAATGAAAAAAGTAAGTACAAAACAAAACCTAAGACATATGCGTCTTATGAAGAAAAGAACTCAACGTGAAGAGAAACGTAAAGTCCACAGAGTAATCATTGCTCATAAAATGGAAAAGATTAAAATGGCTGGAAGACGAATTATGAAAGCTCAGAAACGTATGATGAGACTCGCAAGACAAGCATGAAGATAGCAATATTAAATGATACTCATTGTGGTGTCAGAAATAGTAGTGATATTTTCTTACAGTATCAAGAGCGCTTTTATCAGGAGATATTCTTTCCTTATTTAAAAGAAAACAACATCAAAAACATTCTTCATTTAGGAGACTATTACGAGCATCGCAAGTTTGTTAACTTTAAAGCTCTTAATGCTAATCGTAAGCATTTCTTAGAGCCAATGCGAGATGCTGGTATTACAATGGATATCATTCCAGGTAATCATGACGTCTATTTTAAAAACACAAACGAGCTTTGTTCTCTTAAAGAGTTGCTTGGTTACTTTACGTCAAATGTTAATATTATCATGAAGCCAACTGTATTAGACTATGATGGTCTTAAAGTTGCGGTAATACCTTGGATTAATAATTCTAATTATAAAGAATATACAGAGTTTGCACAAAAATGTGGTGCACCAATACTTGGAGCTCATTTGGAATTAAAAGGATTTGACATGATGGCAGGGATGCCTAATCCACATGGTATGAGTGCTGACGTATTTTCAAGATTTGAAAAAGTATTAAGTGGACACTTTCATACAAGATCAACTCAAGGTAATGTCAGTTATCTTGGTTCTCAAATGGAATTCACTTGGGCAGATGTCGATGATCCTAAATACTTTCATATATTAGATACTGAAACAAGAGAAGTGACTCCAGTAAGAAATCCAATTACAATGTTTAAGAAAGTCATATATGATGATAGCAAAACAGATTATGACAAAGTAGACATATCAGAATTTGAAAAGAAATTCATTAAACTGATTGTTATAAATAAAAATGACTTGTATATGTTCGATAAGTTTGTCGATCGATTACAAAATATTGAAACGTATGAGCTTAAGATAGCTGAAAGTTTTGAAGAGTATTTGGGAGAAAGCGTAGAAGACGAGAAAATATCCCTCGAAGATACGACTGAACTTTTAGATTCTTATGTTGAAGCAGTAGATACTGACTTAGATAAAGAACATCTTAAAGCAGAATTACGTAAGTTATTTACGGAGGCACAAAACCTCGAGGTAGTATGATACATTTTAAATCATGTGAGTGGAAGAATTTTCTATCCACTGGAAGCGATCCAATAAAAATCTTATTAGATAAAACACCATCAACATTAATTGTTGGTCAAAATGGCGCAGGTAAATCAACTTTACTTGATGCGTTATCTTTTGCACTCTTTGGTAAACCCCATAGAGATATTAAGAAAGATCAAATGATCAATAGTATTAATAAAAAAGGTACGCTTGTTACAGTTGAAATGACTATAGGAAGTCATGAGTTTAAGATTGTACGTGGTATTAAACCAGGTAAGTTTGAAATCTATCAAAATGGCAATCTGATTAATCAAGCATCTAATGCAAGAGATTATCAAAAGTTCTTAGAGCAAAATATTCTTAAGCTTAACCATAAGTCATTTCACCAGGTAGTTGTACTTGGTTCATCTTCTTTTATACCATTCATGCAATTGCCAGTTTGGTCAAGAAGAAATATTATTGAAGACTTATTAGATATTAATATCTTTTCTAAGATGAATACTCTGTTAAAAGAAAGAAACTCTAAAATCAAAGATGAATTAACTGATGTTAATCATCAAATTGATATTCTTAAAACTAAAATGGATGCTCAAAGTAAGTATATCAAAGACTTACAAGAGTTAAATGATGATCAAATAGAAAAGAAAAGAGAATCAATAGAG